GCAGTCGGATTGATTGTAGGCTGGAGTTTTTGGTACCAACCAGACTCGAATGACAACATACCCATAGAGGGAGAGAAGTACTCGTAGTACGGATACTCCTGGTGAAGTCTTTGGTACTTACGTTGGAAAACGTACTTACTGTTAAGGACTTCGCCTGTTGCCACCGATCCAGGTCCGTGTTGCGGGCTTATTTCCTTGGGATTGAACCCTTGGAAGATCGTGTGGATTAGCCCACGAGCACGGGACAAGACGTGCTGCGCGTGTGTGTCAGTAGGAAGTTCCCACTGGCGCATGTCTGCTTCGTCCTCCACGAAGGAGGATATGACAGACTGGATGGACTCTTCTTTATAAGGAAGCTCCATCTTATAGCACAGCATGGTTACCATTAAGGTGCCTTTAACGACTCTTGAGTCGCGAGGTCCTGGTAATAATAACCCGTTGGGTCGAAACAAGAGCTTTAGCAAACCCTGAAGGAATTTAGGGAGAGCTTGGCCTTTCCGGCATGCGAATGCTGGAGGGCACTTGAAGCAACCTGTTTCAATACCGTCTAGAACAGCCTTTCCCAACGAAGGGAGGGTTGTTGTTAAAAACGGTAGCCGCTCGTTCGCGTACCTAACACGTACGTACTTGACGTCCGCTTCGGCGTGGCGTAGAGGGGCCCCACTTTCACGATGAGAATCTCTCAACACATTTTCAAGGAGGACTAGGTTTGAATCCATAGTCAGGCTTTTCAAGTTTGGTTATGGTTAAACCGGAAACTTCCTACCTACATGCCGAACCTTTCGGTAAGGCTATGGCAACGTGCGCTCTCTCCGGAGATACGCGCATGTCTATTTGACACGACATCGCCGCGATGCTGAATCTTAGGATTCGTTACGCAAGAAGCGGTCGATGTTCGCTGACGACACCAAAAAGTTGGTGTTATAGGCAATGATATCGTCGATATCAGCCCTGACAAAATCGACCACACGAGGGACGTTCAGCGCGAAGCTGCCCGTGATCATGTGTGCGAGATCGTCGGAATCAATGATGGTGTTCTTGAAGAGAACAACATGCCTGTCGTATGCATCGTTCGAACCCTTCTTGGGAACGAAGTTGTGGCGGATTTGCATGATCAACGGATCGTTGACCGTGCTACCTTCCCAAATACGATCAGAGGACGTTCCTAGCTGGCTGAAGAGACTGAAAGTCTTTGCAGCAGCGGAGGAATCATTGATTGTCAGCGAAGCGTTAAAAGCCATTGTAGGGTCCTTATAGGGATGAAGCGTTAAACTTTAGAATAGTTGACGTAATAGGTTGACGTGTTGATTCCAGTCCTTGGGACCAGAATTAACAATGATACCACTCGTTGAGGGGATACCAGGCTCGCGGGAGTACGTCTTGGTGACACAAGTGCCACCCTCCTGCTGAGGAACTACGAGTCGAGTTTTCGAGAGAAAATACCGACTCCAAGGTCCATATCCGAAATTCCACGTGTGCTCAGAGGTATGGCTGTGATAGCCATCCGTGATCTTCCAAGTGCCAGAAAACACAGTTTTCTGGGCGTATTGGTGAGTCAGTGCCTTGAGGTCGAGAAAATAATCGACCGCCCAACTGAAGGGAATCGCTTCCCACAGTATGGCGCCTGGGTTATTGAAACCCATGTGGTGGAGACCAGCCGCGAGACGTCCAAGGACGTCGTCGAGGTCGGCTAAATCGATGCTCAGACGAGCACCGACAACCCTCGTTCGGGTGTACGTACCAGGTAGCCATTTAATGGCGGTGGCAACGTGAGGCCCTTTCGGGACACCCTCGATGATCTCTCTTTTTCGAATTGGAACATTCCTGCCGTTGTTTTTCTTAATCCAACGGAGCCTATTCTCAAATTTACTATGCGTATTGAGTAAGTCTTGAACATCTCGCATGAGAGGTCCAAGGCCAAACCCAACCGTATAGTGCGCACTACGACTATCTTTCCTGGCATCCACGGGGTTGAGATCCCTCGCGGAATTCGCGCCTCGTTTCATAAGATCCCGCAGACCGTTAATGGTCCTGTCAACATCCCCAAGCTCTAACAAGAAGTTAGGTAAAGAGATGTCCGTAGGGAACTGGAATTCAGAACTTTGAAGGAAGTCATTCCAAAAAGACTGATCCGAAACTGGGAACGATAAAGTGTTCCAGCCTTTGCTAATGGCTGGACCGTTGGTTCGTGTGTAGGACTCGTTGATCGGCAACCCCCGAAAGGGACGCTCGACCCCAGAGTTATCTATCACGGACTCAACAAACTGCATATCTTTGCAGTTCCAGGTTTGTGACTCGTGCAAACACTCCTTAATCCGCCGATCTTGGACGCCGACCTCGTCAGTGATCTGAGAGTATCGGTGGCTGTGGAAACCCACACAAGTTGTGCCTATGTAGGACCAACTCGGGCCAAACTCGGGACGGTATACCGTCCGAGTTTTGCTGCCATCGGTGATAGAAGTGCGTGTACGAAAAGCCATAGTGTGCGCCTGAAGTGGGGACTAGGAAGCAGGTCGACCTCGCGGTCGATCTGCT